CTGATGGAGGACCGTGGCATGATATTCACGATAACCTAGGATACTCTAACGAATGGAAGAAAATTTACGCAAACTTACAGAAGGAAAACGAATAGTATTAGTTGGCAACTCTGTTGAGATGTTACAACATGACCTTGCTGACTATATTGAAAGTTTTGATACAATAGTAAGATTTGGAAATGGTGTTCCCACAAATGAAAATTGGGATAGTATTGGTAAGCGTACTGACATTTGGGTAACTGGGTTTCTAAGATATATCAAACGAAACTTTTATCCTAAAAACATTCCTGTTTTATTCAATCGTTCTCGTATACACCTTGATATAATTCCTGACCATTATCCCAATTTTGAAGTTATTGAAATGTTTTCGGATAAAGAGATAATGAGTATATTTGATTTAGTGGGAGCTAAAAACGGTGAGACTGATGGACAACGACCAAGTGCAGGTTTCATTACAATTCAATATTTTTTACAGAAAATAAATTTTTCTACTCTTACATTGGTAGGGTTTGATTTTTTCTCTAAATCTATTCCAATTACTGCTGGATTCGGGAATCCTACAAGTTGGCACATTCCAATGAACTCTCAAACATACAATCCCCATTCTCAGAAAGAGAAGGAGATTGTACTTGATTTATTTAATAGAGGTATAATTGATTGGAAAATATTATCAGACTTAAATCAGGGTAGCTTAGACCTTTCCTAATATAAATCCTCTTTTAACAAGTTTTCCTGCGATTGCTTTTTGTTTTTCTGCTTTTTGTAAAAGTATTTCATTTAATTTAGCATTTCTAAAGTTTAAGGGGATTCTGTCAATCAGAGAAGTATAACAATCCCATGGAACTGCTAACTGAACACCTGTACTTAGTTCTAAGTATTCTCTTGAGAGATATCTATGTTCTATATTTATACTCCAAGACTTTCTCAACATGACATTATAGTCTAATAATTCTTTTGCTGGGATTGCATCTCTTTCAACAAGCTGGTCTAATCTACCATTAACATAAATTGGTGACCAAGAATGTTTGTAGAAACTCAATGCTTCAAAGAAAGCATTATCATTTGTAGCTAGTAATTGAGTGTCAATGTAAGGTCTTCTGCCTTGATTCTTTGGGTCAACTTGTCTTGTAAAAAATAAATCTCTATTTTCAAATTCAGATAACCTATCATAGTTTAATAACACTATATTTTTATCAATGTAAGGTATGCCTTGATGAGTTTTTCGTGGTATACGAAGAATGTCGTAATAATGTCCTATATTTGGATGTTTATCAAAAACTAAATCTCTACTTAAAAATGAAATTGATGCTTTGAAAAAAGTTGCAGGTGGTATATCACCACTATCAATTGCACGATTAAAAATTCTAGGTCCATCCCATACTATTATTCGTTTTGCAAGTCCGCCTTTATCTTTCCAGTAATCTTTTAAGAAAAATGTCATTCTAGATACATCTTCTTCTCTCCACCATGCTTCATAAACTTTTACATTTTGAAAGTTCTCTAGTATCCAGTCTACTTCTCTTGTATTCCAATCTTCTTTATGGATGAAAAGATGCAGACGAAAACCGTCTTTATCGATTAAAGAAGCTAAAGTGAACATACTCCAGTCTTTTTTATATTTTGTTACTAATTCAATCATCCGTCTATTACCTTATATTCCCAAAAATTATTGAGATAGTTATTTAATCTTTCTTCTCCATCTTTATCGAAACTAAAGATTATTCCTGAGTTCTTTGCTGAAAATATTTTCATCAGCGATTTTTTTGCATTTGTATTTGCTATTGTTTCATATATGCTTTCGTATGTCCAAAGATTTTTTTCTCTGTCTTCCCTTCTATGAGATATTAAACTTAAATCTTTGTCTAACATAAGTGCCATAAGTCCCATTTCACTATTTTGCATTGTAGCACACTGTTTACAATTAGCTAGTAATTCAAAACCTCCAAGTTTTTTGTCAAGTACTGTGTCTTCTCCAAAATCTTCTTTTAACTTTGCTATCCATACTTTTTGAGTAATTGGATGTGGTTTAATTTTAAATCCTTGTTCTACACAGTGTCTAAGTCTGCCCCAATGTAGTGTTTTGCCTTTTGCAAGTATATTAGTACCTGGTAAAAATGCTACTTTATCATAATACTCTAAGTTAGTTCCAAGAGTATACTTATTATGAAAATTATTTACAATTTTATTGCATCTTTTTTCGTCTATTTTTATGTCTGAAGCAACAATGCTTTTAAATAACCTATTATTAATTACTATACTGGGTACTCTTATGTATATACCATTACCAAGAAAATCTGTATACAACCATTTTTGTATTGTACTTATTGCATTTGTATTAAACCAAATATCATATTCAAAAGGACTACCTCTATGTTTTTCAGGAATTATTCTTTTTCTAAATTCTGCTAATCCCTCTAAATCACTAATTGGTCTATAAGAAGAACCTGACTTCATAAAATGAGTGGGTATATCTCCTAAACTTTCATTTATTGTTAATGCTTCTAATTTATTCTTCGGTTTTATCACGCTTTAACTCAAATATTTGTTTTTCCATTATTCTCATTCTTTTTTCTGATTCTTCTATTGAATCGTATAAAGCATGCATCATACTTTCCATTTTTCTATTAAGATACTCTGGTGTTATATCCTTTTCTTTTTTAAATTCGCTCATTAATTGCTCTCGCTCCATTTTGAGCCATCCCAGAACGAGAATCCATAGTCTTCTAAGCTAGAAACTTCTGTATCAAATAGAGTTCCCGCTTGAGAGGCTGTTGTTCTTTCATATACAACGGTAGATGTATTAAATACCGTTGTGGTTAAGTGGTCAGTAGTAATTGTTGTATCTGTAGACCTTGTTGTATTGAAGGTTGTAGTTGTAGTTCTATCTGTACCAAATGTTGTTGTTCTACTTGTATTAAATGTTGTAGTAGTATTAAATGCTGTTGTTCTAGAAGTTTCTGTACTTCTTGAAGATGCAGTACTTCTACTTGACGCAGTAGCTTGTGTTGTATTAAATGTTGTTGTAGTATCTCTACTTGATCCAGTAGTTCTACTTGTAATTGTTCCTTGTGTTGTATTAAATACTGTAGTTGTAGATTTACTTGTACCAGTTGATTTACTTGTAATTGTTCCTTGTGAAGTTGCAAATACTGTAGTTGTAGATTTACTTGTACCTGTATTTCTACTTGTTACTGTAGCTTGTGTTGTATTAAACGTTGTAGTTGTATCTCTACTTGAACCAGTACTTCTACTTGAAGCAGTAGACTGTGATGTTGCAAATGTTGATACAGTATCTCTACTTGATGCAGTCGCTCTACTTGTTAGTGTACCTTGTGAAGTATTAAAGGTTGTAGTTGTAGTTCTACTTGTACCTGTTGCTCTACTACTTATTCTACTTGTAATATAAGCTGTTTCATATGTTGTTGACTGTGATGTGTTATCAATATATGCTGTAGAAGTTGTAAATGTTGTAATAAACGATGTAGACTGCGAGGTATTTGTGCTTTGTGAAGTATTTGATATTCTTACAGTATTATAACTTGTTGACTGTGATGTATTTGTACTTTGTGAAGTATTTGATATTCTTACAGTATTATAACTTGTTGACTGCGCTGTATTTGTACTTCTTGCTGTATTTGTTGCTTGTGTTGTATTATATGCTGTTGACTGTGATGTATTTGTACCTCTTGCCGTATTTGTTGCTTGTGAAGTATTTCTAGATGTATTTGTAGCAAATGTTGTACTATAACTAGTTGCTGTTGCAAAAGAAGTATTATCTATATATGCTGTAATTCTTGATGTATTTGTATTTCTTGCTGTATTTGTAGCAGCTATAAAAGATGTAATTCTTGCTGTGTTGTTTGTAAAACTTGTAGATCTTGAAGTATTTGTTGCTCGAGTCGTATTATTTGTAAAGGCTGTAGCATTTGTAAAACTTGTACTACGAGAATCTGCTTGTCCAAACAACGTTTGTCTAGATGTATTTGTATTTCTAGTGGTACTTCTAGTGGTATTGTCTCCCCCACGTTGTTCGTTAGGGTCATCAAAGGTAAAAAATGTTGTTATGTAACTTGTAGCATCTATAAAAGCTGTATTTCTAGTTTGAAAAGTAATAAAACTTGTCTCTCTAGATGTATTTGTATTTCTAGATGTATTTGTAGCAAATGATGTATTGTCTATATATGATGTAATTCTAGACGTATTTGTAGCAAATGAGGTACTTCTTGCTGTATTTGTATTATTTGTAAATCCTGTACTATTAGTAAATCCTGTAGATCTACTTGTATTTGTTGCTTGAGTTGTATTTGTATTTCTAGAAGTTCCTCTTGTTGTATTGTTTGTAAATGCAGTACCAAAAGAAGTGTTATCTATATATGCTGTACTTGTGATAAAGGTTGTAATTCTAGAAGTACCAAAAGATGTATTATCTATATACGCTGTTGTAGTTGTAAACGTTGTAGTCCTAGTTGTAGCAAATGAAGTATTAGCTTCATATGCTGTTGTAGTTGTAAACGTTGTAGTCCTAGTTGTAGCAAATGAAGTATTAGCTTGATATGCTGTTGTAGTTGTAAACGTTGTAGTTCTAGTTGTTGACTGAGATGTATTTGTATTCCTTGCTGTATTTGTGGCAAATGATGTATTTCTACTTGTACTTATCACTGTGTCATATGAAGTAGTGTAGGTCGTTGTAGTGTTATATGCCGTTGTTGTACTTCTACTTGTATTAAATGTTGTTGTAGTAGTAAAAGTAGTTGTTGTTGTAAATGCAGTTGTAGTACTTTGTGTTGTATTAAAAACAGTCGTAGTATTAAATGCTGTTGTTGTTGTAAATGCAGTTGTAGTACTTTGTGTTGTATTAAAAGTGGTTGTAGTATTAAATGCCGTTACTGTTGTAAATGCTGTTGTTGTACCTTGTGAAGTATTAAATGTCGTAGTGGTAGTAAAAGCTGTTGTTGTATTAAATGCAGTAGTTGTAGACTGCGATGTATTAAATGTCGTAGTGGTAGTAAAAGCTGTTGTTGTATTAAATGCTGTTGTAGTACTTTGAGTAGTATTGAATGTTGTAGTCGTTGTAAACGCAGTTGTTGTAGTAAATGCAGTTGTTGTATCAAAGGCTGTTGTTCTACTTGTCTCTGTTGCTTGTGTTGTATTAAATATAGTTGTTCTACTTGTATCAAAGGCAGTTATAGTATCTTGAGTAGTGTTAAAAGTAGTTGTAGTAGCAAAAGAAGTTTCTTGTACACCACTGATTGTAGAAGTACTTGTTGCAGTATTTCTAGAAGTTTGGTGCGTAATGGTAAACGGCCCAGCTAGTGTGCCGTTATCATTTACATATACTTCATTTATTCTGCGAAGCGTACCACTATCATTTAACGCTAAAAACGATATTTGGCGAAGTGTTCCACTGTCATTGATGTATAGTGCCATATCTTAACTCGAATATACAAACC